AACGGTAAAGCGTTTTTTTAATATGGTATCACGAGTAGAAGAAATATTTTATACATTGGTAGACCTAGACCCATTATTTAGTTGTACGATAAATGCAATAACATACGAAGATGATGAAGAATTTAATGGATATAGAAAAGCAACTTTTGATATAACCGTAGGAAATGTACGATAATGGCACTGACATACGAAAATATTACTTATGAAAAGATTATGACACCATTGCGTGATAAGTTACGCACAGAGTTTAAAGGTGGATTGCCAATATACTTTGATAATCAACACCAAGACATTGGTACAAAATCATTACGCATTTATCCTACCTCACAAGAATTAGTAGAAAAAAGAACAAAGTCCTACATTAATGTTTACAATATACAGATGGATTATGTATTGAAAACATACAGAGATGATGAGAAGGCATTAGACCAGATGTACAAAGATGTTACCAGAATTGAAACCATATTGTTTAACAATTCTAATGGTGGAGATATACCATATTTCTATGCAGGTATGCCTGAAATAGAGCATAATGTAGACGCAGGAATAGATAATGTTTATGTGTCACGTATTACCGTTCCAGTGCTATACGAAGAGGTACACGAACAATTTGTAAGATTTATTACATCTAATGATAATTTCTTTGTAACTTCAGATGGACTTTTTTATATTGTAAGGAGTTAATTATGGCTAAAAAATATAAATTAAAAGATAAGTTAATGCCTAGAAAACCAAGTTTTTTAAAACTACACCCTGAAGACTGGGCAAATTTAAATGGTGGTAAATCTATTGAATTAGAAAGTGTACCATCTATAGCTAAAGATTATTTAGAAGAAGTAAAAATTAAAGAGGTAAAAAAAGATGGCAAATAGTAAAGTAAGTTTTAGTCCAAAAGATTTTCAGTTAGCGATAGCACCTGAAACTGTAGTAGGTACTCCTATTGAAGCAGCAGGTCAAGCTACATATAAATATATCAATATTGATTCTATTGAGTTTCCTGCATTAAACCCACAACAGGTTTTAGATGTAAGACACGGAAGAGGTAGAACATTAAAGAAAGTTGATATGTTTCTATCTAACAAACTAACCGTAAAAGAAATTAGTTTTTCTGGTATTGCAGATAGCACTATTTTACCTATGTTACTATCAAACATTACTCAAGAAACTGCTTCTACTTATGATTTTGAAATAGCATACGACCCAGATGAAATTAAAGTTGGAGAAGCTGCAACAGATAACACAAAAACATTTACCGTATTATTAGATTCTCCACAATCAGGAAGTCAAATGCAATTTCCTGGCTGTGTATTAACTTCTTTAACATTAAATGCAGATATTGGAGAAGAATCAGGTAGGGTTAAATTCTCTGGTACATTTAAAACAGGTGTAAAACCTGTGTTAACTGGAGTATCTGCTATCTCTGTAACAACAGCTACTTATTTCAATTCTAATTATTTTATGACTGACTATGGTGACGCAGGTGACCCAGGAGCAGCTACCACTATAGCAGGTATAGATGACCCTGTAGTAAAATCATTCAGTTTAACTATGGAAAATGATGCACAATTTATGGGATTTGATGCAAGTGGTAATTATCAAATTATCGCAAGAGCATTACCAGAAGTTTCTGTAACATTTGATTCTACAATTAAATACGATGACGAAACAGAAGGTTTGATTAATACATTTGAAACACAGTCTACTGGAACAGTTGCAAATACATTAACAGCACTCACAACATCAACAAGAAACTTTGGTATTTCAATACCTGCAGCAGTAATTACTGATGTAAGTTTCTCTGAAGAAGAAGCGATGTTTATGTCTGTTAGCACTAAAGCAGTAGCAGATGCAGGTGAAACTAATCTTCTGTCAATATCAGTAGAAAACTCATAAACCAATAAAGGATAATCAATGTCTAAAAAAATAACACTCAAGAGTGGTAAGAAAGCTACCCTTGTAGAAATGTCTGTAGACTCTTTTGATAAATGTATGGACTCTGTAGAGTTTGTACAAAAAGATGGAGAGTCAACAATTAAAAATCAATTTGCATTAAGTACACTATGGATTAGAAATGGCGTAGATGGTGCAGATGATAAGTTTATTAAATCTTTATCTATTGAAGATAGAGTAGAATTGCAATTAGCTATTCAGGATTATAATAGCTTGGGGGAATAGATTCCCTCTCACTGGAATTAAATATATTGATAGATGATTGGTGTGAGGGTTGCAAATATTCTACCTTTCCATATAAAGCTAAGTTACCTCTTAAAAAGAATAACAGCGTTCACACCTTTACATCTATGGACGATGTATGGTATGTTATCAATCTCTTAAAAGAAGAATTAGAAGAACATAACGAAACAGCAGAAAAGAAGTTTGAACTACATCAAACTATTAAGTCACATTTACCATTTTTTGTTTGTCCGAACCATTTTTTAACCAAAGAATCTCAACGAGATATTAAAAGATATACGTATTCACAGAAGATGAATGTACCTCCTTATGAAGGTTCTTACGGAAATCACCCAAAAAAATGGATTGATAAGTGCAATGTTATAGAAAAAATGTTAAATTATATCCAATCAGAACAATTTAAAAAGAACAAGTAATGGCAGATACAAAACTAAAAGTACAAATTCAATTCCAAGCGACTGGTGATAAAGAGTTAGCAAGAGCATTTAAAACTGCTGCTATTGCAAATGAAAAGTTAGCCAAGTCTGTTAAAAAGAACGAAAAACTTCAAAACAAATTAAATAAAACAAGTTTGCTCGGAGTTAGAAATAATAGACTTTTAGCAAATTCTTTTGCTACACTAAGAAGTAAATTATTGTTGGCTTCTTTTGGTTTTACTTTAATATCTGGCTCTGTTGGTAAGTTTATTCAAAAGTCTGCAGAATTTGAAAAAGTTAAAGTTCGATTAAATGCTATGTTTGGTTCTGTAGATAGAGGAACAGAAGCATTTAATACATTTAATAAAATAGCAGCTACTACTCCATTCACATTGCAAGATGTTGTTGAAGCTGGTGCTTCGTTAAAAGCATTCGGTGCTGATGCAGAATCATTAATCAAACCAGTTTCTGACTTAGCTGCATTTATGGGAACTTCTGCAACGGAAGCAGCACAAGCATTAGATCGTGCATTTGCAGGTGGTGCAGGAGCAGCAGACATACTTCGTGAAAGAGGTATTCTTCAGCTAGTTAAAGATAGTCAGGGGATTACAGATTTGACCAAAATTACCTTGCCAGAGTTTAGGGCAGCATTAGAAAAAACTATTACTGACCCTTCAGTTGGTGTAGCAGGTGCAACTGACAAATTATCAAAAACATTATCTGGTTTATTTTCAAACCTAGCAGACTCTTTTACTAGATTGATGGCTGCTTTGGGAGATATTGCAGCAGGAAGCAAATTTAGAGCAAGTGTACAATTTCTAACTAACGCTTTTGGTTCTTTAGCAGATTTTTTAAAAGAAATAAATAAAACTGATATACAGAAAATAAAAGAACTTAAAGAGTCTTTAGGAATAGAAGATGGAACTTTAATAGAGTTTGATGAGCTATCAAATGCTATGCTTGAAGTAATACAGCTTGAAAAGAAATTAGGAGATGGAACTTTAGCAGATGCAAGAGAAGATTTAGCAAAAACGGAAGAAAAATTAATAAACGTATTATTAAGAAAAAGAGGTATAGAAAAAGCTAATGAACTTACTTTTAATAAAAGTTCTATATCTGCAGAAAAATTAGAACAAAGTAGATTAGAAGGATTTAGAGCAAGAATCATAAAAAGGATTAAACTATTTGGACAATTAGGTCAAGCACAAGAACAGATTGTTCAGAAAGTGCTAGATGTTCCTGGTGCTAAAAAAGGATTTTCTTTATTTATGGAAGATGCTGAAAAACTTCCAGAATTAGATGTAAGAGGATTGCTACCAACAACAGAAAGTATGGCAGAACCTTTTGCAGTATTTAAAAGAGTGCTAGATGAAAACCTTATTAAAGTAATGCAGGATATTGACGTCGAAGCAGCAAGAGAAGAGTTTCAGAGGATTTTAGATTTAGAACAAGCATTTGAAGCGACCATTAATGATGCAATTCAAATGAATTTAGATTTTAGAAGTCAATTATTCAGCGACCATTTTGCTAATATACTTGATATGGCTCAAAAAAATGTTGAATCCAGAAAAAACTCTGAACTTCAAGCATTGAGAGATACAGAGAAATTTAGAAATGCTAGTGCAGAAGAAAGAGCTAATATGGAAAAAGATGCTTTGAAAAAATTTGAAAGTCAGCAAAAAACAATTTTTAGATTAAATCAGTTGAATGAAATAGCACAAGTCGCTATGGGGACACAGCAAACAATAGCAAAAATTACATTAATGATTGCAGAGTTAAAAACAGCAGCTAAATTCTTTAAAGGTCAGGGTAATTTTGCTATGGCAGCTTTAGCAGAAAGTCAAATACCTGGAATGACAAAACAAATAGGTTTTGCAAAAGCATCTGCTGCTGCACAAGCAGGACTAATAGCTGCACAACCTGCACCAGCATTTGCTCGTGGTGGTTCTTTTATAACTGGGGGGCAACAAATGATTATGGTTGGAGATAACGCAGGTGGTAGAGAACGAGTAGACATTACTCCTCTATCAAGTCCAGACTTTGGTGACGCAGGTGGTGGTACTGGAGTTACTGTAAATATTATGGGTAATGTTATTGGCACACAAGAATTTGTAAGAGATAACTTGTTGCCAGAAATAGAAAACACAATCAAAAGAAATCTTGCGTAATGGCTTTATCAGGTTCAACAAATTATAATAATGCTTTAACAAGTACTATTAAAGAAGAATGGATTTTTGAATTACGAAATAATACTTACGACCCTGATTTTTCAAATAATACACAATTTATAAGATTAGC